ATATAACATCCGGATGTCCGGAGAACGTCATAAACAGGTTGTGAAATGCTCCAGTGTTCCGCTCTGCAAAGTAGATTGCCAATCCGATAGATGTTGCCATTGGTCTACCATTCATGGAACCGGATACATCTGCCATTACAAGTACGTTCGTGTCATCAATATAGTTTGGTAACTGCCGCCACTGTGCTTCAAGCACGTTTGAATCCTCACCGTGATACAATACCTTTTCCACGATGTCATATGGGAAAAGTGCATTGGCGTTGATTTTCGCTTCACCCTTGACTGCCTTGCCGATGAAGTCATTGAAACGGATTTCATCGTGTCGCAAGAACGCTTTGCGATAAATCATCATTGCACGGCTAGGAACCTCGGAATAAGCAATCTCATCCCACCGTCCGGCAGACATAAGGCTTTCCACGACCTTGATTTTCTTCCGTAATGCCCTTACGTCGCGCTTAAAGTCATACACGCGATAACCGAGTTTCTGCGCAGTCAGAATGCCGAGTTTGCGTGTTTCTGCGGAACTTGCATCCGCTGTCTTAATCCACTTCGCAAGCAGAGAAACCGCGTTGCCCTCGTAGAAATTCTGCATATCCTCTTTGAACTGCTTGCTCATTGCTGCCCACATATCATCTTCAAGCGGCGTTCCGATAAGGGTGTATAAGTCATCATACCGTCCAAACACACCGATAAGGTCAAGGTTCGGTCTGATCGTCTCCGGATGATAGGTTGCGGCATATTTCAGAATCGTCCTGAAAGTCTTTCTCTCGCCCAGACCGCCGCGGATATCTCTTGCGTAGAACAGAATCTTTGTCGCGAACAGCGCATCCTGATTCACCGCGTCCGCGTAAAGTCTCTGGATTCTCGTGTCATCAGCGTCCCTCAACGCTCCGACAGTTGAAAAGAAATCCAGAAGTGCGTCCGACGTGGTATTCAGAGCAACCGCGCCGTTTGTTGTTTTTGTCCACTTTGCATCTTCTTTCATTGCTTCTGCAAAATTCATGTTTTCCTCTCTTTCCATGACGCTGTATGGGGTTAAGTGAAATATGCGCTTGTCCTTGTTAATTGCTGTGAGCGTCACATATGGTCTCTGTCATCAATGGGATACTTCAATGGAGGGTTGAAATATAGTATCCCAAGGCTCCGGGTGGGAGTTGAACCCACTACCGCTTTGTACGGTTTCGAGTGTGTTTGCACTCGGTATCTCACTCCGGAGATACTTCCGGAACTTAGTGTCCCCGACAGGATTTGAACCTGCAATAGTTGTTTGCCGCGTCGAACACAATCATGTTCGTTGTCTCTACCGTGAGATAATATCGGGGACTTAGATGGACGGGTGGGAATCGAACCCACGACACTTACTTTGGCCTGCGATGTTGATTGCTGTTAGTCTCACAAGCATGAGACATTTTGCTTTGTGGTAATGCTCTACCAACTGAGCTACCGTCCAAGAGGATGGGGTAGGTCTCGAACCTACAACTCGCGCTTAGTAGGCGATTTTTTATTGCTGTCAGAACCCAGTGACAGGATTCGTTTTTATTTCGCGCTTTTCCAATTAAGCTACCCATCCGTATTAAGTTGTGCGGAGATAGTAGGAATCGATCCTACACGGCATTTAAGCCAGACGGGTTAGCAACCTGCTGCGCTACCATTACGCCATATCTCCGAATTGCGGAGGTTGGAATTGAACCAACGTACTCTAGCTTATGGGGCTAGTGAGCGTCCACTGCTCGTCACTCCGCTGTATGCTACGTTGTCCCTACGCAGCTTTGCACTTTTGGCTATGTCGTCTTTCTCGCCTACTTTGTGCTTAACCATCACACTCACGACATATAGGATGGTGGACTTTGTTACAAACAATACCGTACACTTTCTAAGGACAATTTTTTTGAATGATAGAGGTCGCCCATCCCTCAGTGCCAAATAGGTATGTCGTTCGGGGAACATCTCAACCCCAACTGGTTTTACGTCCGAAGTCAGGACGGCTTATGTCATTCAATATCAATGTTAAGAGGAATTCCGCGTCTTTGGCTCATGAATATTTCACCGCTTTCTAATTCTTTGAGCCTTTCGTTGCACTGTTCATCCGTCTCATATCTGGAACAGAATATCATGTCATCCGGCGCACGCCATTTCTCCTGTAAGTCAATGATGAAGTACAAAACCGTATGTTTCAGGTTAATCCATTTCGTGCAGATTATGTAACGGTCATCTCTTGCCCGTACCCTGAATGGACGTTTCTGCTCTGGAATATAAACTTTGTCTCCAACCTTGACTTTCATACGATCTCTACTTCCCTGACTACCCATTCTTCAGGAATCATGCCTGGAGTGTCGGCTTTGTTCAATTCCTTGCATCGTTGCTCCACATAATAGATATTGGTGTATACCGTGCTGTCTACGGCGTTTTGATACTTACCATCTGCATACACTCTTACGGCTATATATCCTGTTGCTTTCATATCTTGCCATCCAGGAGTATCCGTTCAAACATATCGTTGAAACTTGCTTGCGCTTTCTCTGTTTTTTCGTTCTTGCCATACAAGCCGCGCATGATAACCATGTTTTCTGTGTGTATCAGATTGAGCAAAAGCATTATCCGCATCATATTATCGTTCATGTCTACGCTCCGTTCTCCGCAACCGGCTGAAATATAGCCTTTTCTGCCTGCCGCTTTAGTTCCTCTACGTCAATAATCATTGTCTGACCGTCGCTAATCTTGATTGTTCTGTAATCATGTGGCACGGCAACCGGCTGTGCGGCAAGTTTTGCCGCCGTTTCTGCCGCTGCATCGAGAAAGTCGTCATCTCCCCATGCTTTCGTCGTTGTTATCTTCTCTATGATGTTATCAGCCATATTCTCGATGCTCATGTCATGCTCCGCCAAAACGGCCGCTTTGGGTCGCTCAAATCTCTTTTATCTTCCTCCGCTGTGACAATCTCATTCTTGCAGAACGGGCAAATCACATATATCTCTTTCATCAAGGCAAAGTTTATTCTCTCATATTCTCCGCGAGGATATATCGTCTGTCCGCATTTGTCGCACTTAAATCCTATCGTCACTGACATCTATTCTCCCGGTTTCTTCCAACTCCCGTATACGATGGATAACGCAGTCATATGCATAATTTGTTGCAATCTCCCACATATATTTCTTTTCCTGTTCGATTGTTTCAATATCCGTTATTCTTAATTTGCCATCCTCTGTGTTTACGTACTTATGCCCCTCTAACCACTCAATCAGGATTTTGCTGTCAATCGTATTCAAACCCCCCCTGAAATAATACAATCTGTTTCGTACACTTTGGGCAAGTCACGTACCTGTCGGCTATGGCAAGTTTGGACGAGCCTATCCATATTTGTGTTTTAACGTCTTTCGCGTCAAACCGGAATCCGGTGTGGCACTTCGGACAGACAAATAAGGTCTTTGTATTAAAAAACTGTTCCGCAACCCTGCTTTTCACTTCATTCTCCTGTCCGCCGCCGCGTCAGGGAATTGAACCCCAGCGCCTTTCACAGCCCACTGTTTTCAAGACAGCTTCCTCGACCAACCGGACACGCGGCCTACTCCTCTCACGCAATCCGGCGGCTGTTCAGGTCAGCCGCCAGACCGTGTATGAGAGAGAAATATTGTGTTGTTGGCGTAATCCTCGTCAGCCAACGCCACGGCACCCCTCTTTATCTGCTGCTTACCACAGTGCAAAAGCACTAATACAGTCATCGGGATGGGAAGAATTGCACTTCCGGCGTTTCTCATGTGGGTGATTTACAGTCACTTGCCCTCGCTGCTAGGCATACATCCCGATTGCAACCTCTGGTTGCCGTCACCCTCGATGGAGAGCCGAACGCATAGGTCGTTCAGCCGTGTTGAGCATTGGGTTTCTTGCTTGTACCGCTCCATTCAGCCGCCTTACTTCCTCCGGTGTATCTCGGCGTAGCTTGCGTCTGTACACAACGCCCGGATTGCCGCACATGGAACATAGAGGAATCGAACCTCTACATGCCGCCACCAACGATGTCCCTGCTGTTGCTACTGGTTGTTTGCAGCGTCCTTAAACGCCTTTGCCGCCCGGAATCTGGGATTCTTTCTCGCAGCGATCGTTGTTTTCTTGCCCGTTGCCGGATTATAGCCTGTCCGCTCCGGCCTGTCGGACAACTCGAACGTGCCGAAGTCGAGGATTCTCACCTTGCCGCCTGCGCAGACTTCATCAGTCACCACGTTCATAAATGCCGTGATAACCTCATCTGCAACGCCCTTGTTCACGTTCGCCTGTGTCGCAACCTTGCTTACCAACTCATTCCGATTCATTCTCTTGCACCTCCTTTTGGTTCTATGTGATGCCTTTCGGCTTGTTTCCTCACCCGTCGTAAGTGCCAACCGACGGGCTATTCAGTTTAGAGAAGTATGGGTGTCAGCATTTCTGCCGCGTGGGTGTACGGTATTGAAACCGTAAAGATTGGCTGCTACCCAATCTCGCACCTGCCACCCTGTCAGACGTATCTGTTTTACTCCTGCCTATCAGGAAAAGATGGGTGTGGACTTGCACCACACATGGTCTTATTTCGACTACTAGCTGGCTCTGCCGCTGTCAACGGCTTTACGTATTCCCCGTTATGTGTTTGATAATAGTTTTTCACCTCTAATGCCACCTGTTAAGGTCGGAATCCGCCTCAGTAAAGACCTTATCATTAAGCGTCTACCTGTTCCGCCACCATCTTTAGCCACCGTTTTATCGGTGCGACTGATACAAGTCTAGCACGCTGAACATTATCTGTCAAGCATAGTTTACTATTTTCTCAAAAATTTTTTCTGAACAGTCTATTCCGCTTGACTGGATTCTTCCATACTATCGTCAATTAGCTTGTTTATGGGGATTTCAAGCACCCTCGCAAGGTCGTATACCCGGTCAATGGTTGGATAGATTGTGCTGCCCTCCCACTCTGACAACGTGGACTGTGCAACGCCAACCTTGAACGCCAGTTCCGATTGCGTCATATTCTGGGCTTTCCGCGCACTTCTTAAATTTTTCGGGAATGAGTATTCCATGCCATCACCTCTAAAATCCTAATTCGCTCCGCTTCTGAACTTCAGCCTGCCCCACATTCAAGGAATCTACGAACAGTGCGAACATTGCAAGTGTGTCCGGTGCGTCATCGTGATTGTTCTTTCCAAGTTGCGTGTAACTGCAAAGGAACGACATCATCACGCCGTAGTCGCTCTTAGGCTCGTATTCTGTAATATCCTTGAAGTAAACGTGTTGTTTCACCCACGCGCTGTTGACAATAATCTTTGTCTCTTTGTTCTGGGTGGTGTACTTCTTTGTAATGTGGCATCTGCCGCCCTTTTCCTTGACAAGTTCCTCTACCTTGTTTGCTGTCCGACTGCCCTCTTTGTTGCTCTCGAATTGTGCCTGCTGTACGTGGTGCTTCACAAGCATATTCGCGTTGAGTTCATCAAGTGTGCCTGGGTCGATATTCTTGAATACCAAATCCTCAAGGTAGAATCTATCGCCGTACTGGTAGAACACGCCCAGGAAGTTGTAGTCTGTGCCTGTATCTTTGGTATCGCAGATAGCCAATATGGAATCCGGCTCGCCCTCCGGCACCCCCCCGAGGTATCTAAGCAACTCTGACGGATGGTAAAGAATGCCTTCGCGTTCTATCGGGTCGCTCTTGTACAAGCACCGGTACGAAACATCATCCATTGACGCTTCCATGTCATTGAAATACTTTACATCGAATCCCACATCATAGTCATAGTCAAAGTTGCTTTCTCCTGTCTGTGGGTCAATGTCTGGCACTGCGATGAATTTTGACCGTTCATTGTTCGCGTACTGTCTTTCAAGCCGCCCTATAACATCATGGACGCTCCACCGCGTAGCTATATGGATTTCTTTCGCCTTTTTCTTCTTACGAGATTTCAGGTCGGTTGTGTACTCGCCGTAGAGCTTGTCTAATCGGTCAAGTGATAACGCCTCCTCGATACCCGATACAAGGTCATCCACATATAGGAATCCCTCGCAACGAGTTACACCTGTCAGTGAACCTCTGATTGAGCGGCACGTCAGTGTCTTGAATGGCTGCCACCTGTCAAGGTTGATTGTTTCCTCTTTCGCATTGTTACTCTCGAATTTCACGTCTGGGAACACGTCAGCCCAACAATATTCGTTGCTCGTGATGATATTCAGCACCGCATCGTAGAACATTCGCGTCATATAGCCGCTGTGACTGCTCATCAGGTTCGGTGTGTTCGGATAGTGCCCCATCACGAACGATATGAAGAATTCTCCGAGAGTCGTATTGTGCGTGATGATGTAATCGTCTGTGATATACAAGTGGCACGGGTCATCAATGTAAATGCACTGGCATTCCTCATCCCCCGTGTAATTGATCTCCGTGATAAACCGCTTCAGCACGTCTCTTTTCGGGTTATAAGCATTCCGTTTCCGACTAAGCCAGAATGGGTTCGGTTGATTTTTGGAAAACTGGATTGTCACTCTGTACGCATCGTGGCACTTAACGAATCCTCCGTCTGCATTTTTGTAGCCGGTCTTTGGCTTTTTGCGGATACTTGCATAGCCGCCGAGGGAATGTACGAGTTCCACAGCATCCTTTGCAAGCTGCGGAGACGATGAAGAATACTCAATACTATGTCCGCTTGCATCCACATATCCATCTGTATCAAGTAACCCTCTGAGCAACTGCAGGCGGCTGTTGTATGATGCAAAAAGGTAATCTTGAGGAATAAACTTTTCTACGCTCTTATGCCCCATCAAGCCGTATTCTTCAAGATGTTTTACTAAGATATTTCGCTTGCCGCCAGACGTTATGCGCCAGTCATATCTTTCGCAATAATGCAGTGCGTACCCATCAGGTAACACCGACGATATTCTTTCCCTGATTTCATCATCTGGGAGCGTAATTCTAATTTCGTGCTTCGATATGCCACCGTCACCTATGATAACGCCCAATAGATACGGGTCAATCTTCAGTTCCTTTTCCTCAAACTCGATTTTGGGGACGTAGTCAATGGAATAATTCTTCCGTTTGCCGTTCTCCACGTCCAAATGTCCGATCATGTCAGACAACGGAACCACCCTGTATCGCCCGTTCTCTCCGTGGCGTTTCTTGTTTCTATCACCCCTTGTCTGCACTTTCCACAAATGATCGTAGGAACACACAGTCTTTGAGCCGTCGTCAAGCACCACCTCGTAGCACGGCTTTTTTCCCTGTGGGAATACCCCTAACACATTGGCAACATTACCGGTTCCTGAAATAACCTTATCGCCGACTTTCATATCGCCCATGAGTTTCCAACCATATGGTGTTAATACTTTAGCATTATTTCGACTCGCTTTGCCACTACCAGGTGGCATTGATAACGCCAGTATATCGTACTTGTCATCTATGAGTTTCTGCATCTCCTGAACAAGCCAGTACAGCTTGCTCCGGCGCGGCAGATAATAGCTATCTTCCGGGTCGCGGTTCTTCTCGACGTAAAGCATATACGCGTCGAAGTCCATGTGCGACTGCGCAAGAAACAAGAGTGCGTCGTTGTACAACTCATAGAAATCAACATCGGTTCTGGACAGTCTCGCCGCAAGAAATCTGACCTTGTTTGCAACTTTCCGCGATACCTCTCTATCTTCGGGAAGAATCTCCCGTGCCATGCTCAAGAGGTCAATCAGATTCTCATATTTTGTTAGGTCTGACTTTAGCAATGCGGCAATGATCTGCCGATTTGTCAGTTCTGCCATGCAGTACGCTCCCTTTCATTTCGGCTCTGCACGGCTCTTCTTGTCTTACTGGTCTGACTTCTGGTTAAGGGTTTCTGTCAGTTCCTTTATTCTCTTTTCCTGTTCGCGGCATTTCTCTTTCAGCTGTTCGTTCTCCATGATTGCGTCACGTTCTGACTTGTGGTCGTACACCGTCAGAACCTCCATGAACGCAAAGAACAGTAGGATTGCAATGCCGCCTATCAGCTTAACGTCACTCACCACCGTCTCCTTTGGTTTCAAGTGCTTTTATGCATTCCACATACAGGTTTTCCAATCTCCGCAGGATAATCCTATTGCTAAGGTCAAGACCGGTCACGTTCTCCGCATAGGTCAGATACCACAACGCCTTGTCTAAATCCTGTGCGCCATTCTTATTCTGGAATCGCCACATATACTTGTAAGCGTTGCACAGACAGAATTTCGCAACGGCATCTTCACCAAAGATAACATTCATCGTCTGGATGCATTCAAGAGAAGTCTTTCCCTTGTAATGTTCCGGATGGTTTACCATGTCTCCCATAATCATTCCTCCGGCATATGAAACACGCCGCAATCAATCACGTTTATTGCCCCATCGTTTATACACAGCGGCGCACTTTGTATAAACTGTTTCCTTATGTCCGGAATGCACTCATGTGCATAATCGGTTTTCAGTATGATAGGGCTGCTCATTGCGATAACCAACTCGTTAAATACTTCTTTTGTCCGCTCATCTGTCGCATACGTTCCAAGGGTATTCCTGCCGTCTGGCGTATCGGCAATAATATACTGCCCAGTCCGCGCTATCCTTGCAATATTCGCCGTATTCAGGATGCAATCTCTGTCGCTATTCAGAATATACATACGCCCTCCTACTGCTCTTTTGTGGGCTTCGCAGACAGAATCTCGATTTTGCCCTTGAATTCCTTAAAAACCATCCGTGACGCGTGGCAACTCTCGGTTGCTTTCACCCTCACAGTCCGCTCTGTAGGGTTATATTTATCCAAAGTACGGAATTTCACATCATACCATCTCATTTTGTGTTCGTTCTTGTCTCTCATCGTCTCACCAATCCATATATTTTCTTGATTACTTCGGCATCATACAGTGAGTTGTGCTTCTGGCCGAGCGGAAAATCAATCCCAAAATCCATGAGAATCTTTTCCCGTGAGTAATCAAAGGCTTCTTTCTCGCTCGCATGGATGATTCCGGGTAAATCTTGATTCAGATCGTGGCAGAATGGATTGATATACTCCGGCAGTTTCAGCGCATCACCGCATAGCAGGTCAATCAGCAGTACCATGTCATAATGGCACACGTCCGAAACAAACTGGATATTATCTCCGAGGGATTTCAGCCACCATGCCAACTCTATACCCACCGACAGCTTGCGCCCAATTACGACCGTTGTGTCAGGGTCATCATGGAGTTCCTGCGCCAGTTCCTCATTTCCCTCCATGATGAGGTTTGCAATCACGTTTTTCTTCACCCAATCGTCGCATTGTTCCTCATCATAGTCCGACAGTTCAGCATAGAACCGCTTTCCTGTCTCGGAAACAAGTCCTATGCTGATTAAAGTCGTGCATTTGCGAAGCCCCGTAAACTCCGTGTCGAAGAATACCCGTATCATGCGGTCTCCTCCGTTGGCTTCTCGGTGGTTTCATCGGTGGTTTCAGCCGTCAGATACACGACCATCACCACAGAATAAGAACTCGTAACGAGTTCCTTTGTCACGTTTACCTCTACCGTCACCGCATCTATCGTTCGTGCAAGCAAGGATTCCTTGAGCGCATCTTCCTCGCCATTCTTGAATGAGATAATAGGGTCATTCGCTTCTATTTCTCTCACCGAAAACAGCACATCGCCGTCATACACGGATACCAGTTCGCTTAATGTCATTTGTTCTCGCCTCCCTCTATCGCTCCGAATTTCCGAAACACGTCGTTATAGTTGCCTGCATTGCCAAAATGTTTCTTTGCGATGCACATAGCAAGCCCAATCTCTTTCGAGTAGGTATCGCATTTGCGCGGTTTCTTGACCGTGATTTCCTTGCCGTTGCGCGTTTTTTTGACCGTTTCGAGGTTGTCCATGCAGTTTACAACGGTTCTCGTGCCATCAGTCCAGTAAACAATTGTCGCAGGATTGTCGTAGATCACGCGATCGATACCTAAAAATCCGCACTGTTCGCCAACAATCACGCTTAAAAATACTCCTTTGAAGTTGAACGGGCTACCCTCCATGCGGATAGCATCACCGGCGTATGTGCTACCATCCTCGCATTCGATGATTACTTTCTTTACTTTCTTGAGTTTCAGCTGTTCTTCCATTGTCCCTTCCTTTTCACAATATTTGTTTGCCAGTTCACGTGCCAGGTCTCCAAGTGTCTGTTTTCCCG